AAGGCTCCGTAGTGGATTATGTGAAATTACAAAAACACTTGTATTCTAGAATACTTGTGTTATAATATGAGTGTAAAGAAAAGAGGGTAAATAAAATGACAAAAGAAAAATATAAAGAAGTATTGGAAACACAATACAATGATGTAATAGCAAAGATTCAAGGATGGCACGAATTAATTAATGTATTACAAGCTTTAAGCGATTACACAGCTATTTGTATTGCTATGTGTGAAAGGATTTATGATGATAAAGAAATAAACTATTCTGATTATATTTATTTGAATGAGCATATTAATAACAACCTTAAAGAAGTTTGTAGAATTGTAAAGAAGGGTTAGCGTATGAATAATTATACTAGTCTTAGTCGTCTGATTAATGAGTTAAATAGAACGCTTGGTATCACTAGTGATATTGAGCGTGAGAATCTAATTCAATCCTATTATAATCAAGGTTTGATTAGTTATAGACAATATTATCTTTTAAGTTCTAGTATTGTTAAACATGAATACATCCACAACTATTTTATTCAAATGTACAGTGAGAATTGGTAGGTGATAAACATGTACAATGATATTAAAATTGAGTTGGAATTTTATTTTACATTTGACGGTTTAATTGTTGTACATTCTAAAGATTATAGAATTGTTTTAGATGAGTATATCAAGTATTATAATAAATATGGTGCTAATCATGACTATTATCTATATACTGTCAATAAACACGATTTTAAAGATTTTATTAAAAGAGTGATAATTAATATCACTCTTTTAATATTTACTAAGTATATAGCTTAATAATCTTTTCGTTTCCTGGTTGTTATAATAAACACAACCTTCTCTATATGATCTCACTAGTATATTCAAACGTTGGTCTTTACGCCAAAGTTTAGCGATCATCATATTTTCACGATTGTTACTGCCAATAGAATAACAATACCCGTATTCCTTATTAATCTGTTGATTGATATATACATATCCTGTATTCATATCAATCCAAGCGCCATAATAAATATCATCATAGTATAACGTACATAAATAGTCACATACATTTGTTTTCTTCTTAATAAAATCATTTGTATCATAAGCAAAGTTACCAGCGTTATAATCTCCATACGTTGTACCCGATATTAATTTATGGAATTTCGATTTTTCTTTGTTTCCTTTTTTATATTCGCTATGACAAATTTGTACTATAATTTGCTCTACAGAATCATTACCTTTAAAAGTATTAAATTCTTTTTCGGGGTTGGGTGTAATACCAAAATAGCTAAAATATGGATTAACAATGCTAACATTGTTAGCCAGTAAATACACATGACCTTCTCTTTGTCGAAAGATAGAGTCGATAATATTTAATAAAATTTCAACTTCATTAGGTATATAGGCGTTGAATCCTGCTTTTTCGGGTATAAACTCGTCAACAATAATTGTATCTACATCCACATAACTTGTTGACTTTAAACTCGCAAATGATGTTAAGGATGTTGCATAACCCATTTCACAACCGTTTATGTAAAAGGTGGTAAAATTACTACCACCTGTTATTTTAAATTCATCATCTTTAAAGTTTCCAAATTGATCGTTTAGAAATGTCTTTATTTTTTTAAGGTCTGTTTTGTAACGTCTTAAATAAAGAAATTGCTTTCCTTTTTTCTTATAACGACTAATGCAGTCTTTTTTAAACCCGTAAGTTTTTCCAATTCCACGACCGCCAATGATAAAATTAAGAAATTTATTATATGATTTTATATTCGTTGGACTATACCAATCTATTGTTTGTGTCATTTGAAAACTCCATAAGGTGTTGTATTATAACCACTAGAATTTAATTCACCGCAAGCCATCCAACGTCTAGAGTTATCTGAGCCAATCCAACTAATCCAGCAATATCCCTCGCGTTTAACGAATCCGTCATACTGAACATGCATACCATTTGTATAATATAACCCTGTATCTTTTCCCTTCAAGCTTGGAGCACGTCTAATTCTGATTGTGCAATTCGGATAAAATACGCCAATTTCTCTGTGAAAATCACTAGGGATATAATTTAAAATATTTTCTGTAGTTTCATTTAATATCATATTTTTAGGAATAAATACAGTAGAATACATAGCTGAATAAGGAAGTGTAATAATATTAAAACCTTCATTATTTCCGTGTTGGTTTGTACCTAAGAATCTACCATATGATCCGTTTATGTCACTGTCGAAAATTGCGATATGACTATAAGGTGTGATACCTGGTACGACTTTGAAAACAACGATTGCTCCTGGTTGTAATTGTGTTGTTTCAATGCAATGTGTTAACATTCCATTTGTTTTTCTATTCTCCCAAATATCTTTTACATAACCACTAGTTGTACAATTTGCGCCTTTAAACCCATTGTATTGACAATAGTCCATATAGCCATCCCAACATTGGCAACCATAATATCCATCTTTATCAACTCTTTTACCCATCATTTTCTGACGGTAATTATAATATTTATTTGTATCAATATTCATTTTCTTTACCTCCTAAAAAATATTGAAAAATAACCCATATTCTTGCAATTCCGCATACAATTCGTTTTCGATTGTAATAACCGCACGCCTTGAGCCTTGTAATACTTCTGCTAATGTCTGAATACCGATATTACCTTTACGCTTGAAACTATACTCTTCATGCCCTGTTGAATCGTTCGCGCTATTAGGTTTAGAGATAGTTTTAGCAATGTTGTTAACATAGTCATTTGTTTCAATATCAATTCGTCCCTCGGGGGTTACAGAGTTTAAAGCTATACTTGTATCTTCTCCGCTGGCTTGTGTTTTTCCCGTACTATCACGTATATATGTTTCTGTATAGTTCGTGTTTGCGGTTGGGTCGTCTTGGTCTTGAAATGGAATAGTTTTAAACAAAGTATAATACCTGTCCATATTGATTTCAAACCAATGTTGTAGCTCAAATTTCCAATACGCATATGTTTCTTGTCCGATTTCATCAAACCAAAAGTGCTTTAAAATTCCCGTTTCTAATGCTTTACGTTTTTCAAGGTCATCATAAAACTTATAATTAAAATCAAAAATCTTTTTTCGTGCGATCTCTAAAACTTCCATGTCGCTTAATTCATATTGACTATCTAATAATTCAGTAAACGCCAGGTTATGACATACACCACAAATTGTTTCGGTATTTTCAGCAAGGACCGGACTTTGTAAATTCAATAAATAGTTAGGTACTTTTAATTTATTCATCATTGTCATCACCTTCTTTAACATCCAAATTTTTATTAATGTTAAAATCTTTAATACTTGTGTTTGAATCTAATTCAAGTAATTTCATGATCTCTTCATAATCTTCATAAGGCGCAAACTCAACACTCGCATTTAATCCGAATTTTTTATTTAATTCTTCAATCGCTTTTTTACGTTCACTAAGCCAAATATTACGAGACGCAATAACCTGCTGATTGTTAGCGTTGACCTCATCCGAAACCAACCTTTCTTTTTTGTCCATGTTGGCATTTTCAATGCCTAAGAACGTCATGCACTCTCTTAAAATAGCTTGTTTCATACCGTGTAATTCGTCGGCAATAAAAGGTGCGTTCGTTTGTAAAATATTAATATCGTCTGTTCTAAATCCTTTTGACGTGAAGATCGTTTGCACACCTTGTAAAATCTTTTTCATGAACACTTTAAATTGCTGTAACATTCTTCTATCACCTGTAATGATATACGGTGTCCATTGCATAGTTAAGTTTTGGTCCATAGTTCTACTTGTTAATGCTAATTTTTTGGCATAAAAATTTAAGTATGGAAACAATCCAACATATAAAGGACTGTTTTTCATAACAACACACTCTTCACTTGTTAACGTCTTTTTAACAAGTGGACTTGTGGAAACCGTATGATATTCTGTTGGTAAAGTATAATGGTTTAATCTACCACCTAATGTGATTTCACTACAGATTAAACCTAACCTTTCATCATCATAAAATCCAATGTAACCACGCGTTTGTAAAATATACTCTAAATAAAATGTGTTGATTGATTCCGGCAGACCTTTATATTTAAACATATTCAAGCTTAACATCTGTAAATATGTATAATAAATAAAATCCGCTTCTCCGTTATTCATTGTAGCAATATCAACCGCGTTACGGCAATAATCAGTAAACGAGCTTGTATCATTTAATATATTCATCTTAATCATCTCCTTTATCTATATGTTAAGTAAAAAAGGTTGAACAGTCAACCTTTATATTAATGCACTTTCTTTTCTTTATAATTTCCATATTTATCTACCATATCCGCCGTATAGCGCTCTCCATTACGATATTCATAATTTCCTATATCTTTGGTGTGCCAAAGAGTAATCCCATTATCAAATGCACGTTTGATTTTTTCTAAATCGCTAGGGTCGATGTTTTTACCTTTAATGTTACATTTTACAGTCTGTATATAGTTCCAATTTTGGCGTGTATGCAAGTTCGGGTAGTCTATTGTATTTGTTGCATATCCTCGCATGTCCCATATTTTATTTAATTTATCTTGATATTCTTGTGTTGGTTTATATGCGTATAATACTAATGTGTTTAAATCTAGTGATGTTTGTCTTAACACGTCATTTGATCCTGTTACAACACTATCGGCTGTAGCTTGCGCATCATGTATTCGAGCGTTATAACTATCCATAGCATTCTGAATGTTGGTTTGATTTTGATAACGTGTTGTTAACTCTCTTAATTGATTGCTGATTGCGGTTGATTGTGTACTAGCACTTGCTTGTGCATTTGCATTTGCAAGAGCATTTGCGTTTTGTAAATTGGTTTGTTTCGTATTGATTTGGTTTTGCATGGCGGTTTGTCCAATACCTAAACCAGCTCCGACTAGACTACCTACCGCACCGCCTATATTACCAGTTAGTGCGCTTGCTATACCACCACTTAATCCGCCGATTGCACTAAAACTAGCGTTTATCATATTTGATTTGTTCTGTAAATCATTCAAATTACTAGCTAAATTTGTGTTTCTAGATGTAACACTTAAGTTTAAATTGTTTTGTAAGCTTGTTTGAGCGCTTAATGCATTACCTGTAGCGCTTGCTATCGCTGAATTTGTTTCATTCGTACGTCGAATATTTGATAAACCTACATTCATTGAGTTTCTAGAGGATTGCATTAAAAGCGCCGTCTGATCGCTTATAATTGGCAGACTACATTCATATTGTGACTCAAAAGAGTTATCAATGTTCATAAGTACGTCGTTTGTTGTTTTGGTGTTTTTATTTAATTTATAATTGACTGGTACAATATTTAATTTTGAACTGTTAGGACTTCCAACAAACGCGAATTGAATTGCGCTAAAATTGTCCCACAACTCGTTCTTAAAAATTTTATTCGTTCCGTTGTTATCACTTATTAATAGATAGGAATAAGGATACCATAATATTTTAGTATTTTTAATAACTTCAGGATAAAAACGAAGTGGAGCATTCATAATATCCGTTTTAACGAATTGACTAGTATCATTATCGCTCATTTTACTAAAACCAAATGCACCATATTTTAACATAGTATAGCTACCTTCACCAACAATAGTAAAATTTTCTTTAACTATTCTTAACTCATTATTTACAAAAGCGAGTCCAGGAATAAAGTTAGTTATAACAATAGAAACGCATTTACCGACTAATTTTTCATCTTTACGAATCGCGTCTAAAATGGTGCTTATATTGCTTATTGATAAATCTTGATCACTCGTATTTTTTAGTTTTGTAATTCCTTCACCTGTAATTCTAGAATATGGCAGTATATAATAGTTAACTTGGCTAGGTGCTCCCAAAGTTCCTGACGTATAAGTATCACTACCATCCATTTTGCATGTCATTCCAACTATCGCAAAACTCACATAACTCATAGGGTTTAGGCTCATTACATCTTCAGCTATAAGGTCCGTACCGATTTCCAAGTTCTCAGGTTGCGTGTTGATACAAGGTTTGCGTTTATCGTCTGAACTTTCCTTATAGTATTGTGGTCTATGTTCATATGCTATGTATGACTCCATAAAGTTATTTTCAATCTCAAACCGCCATGTCTGTATAACATCCGTTTCAAAACTGATACTAGTAGAGTTATCATTCAGATAACCTAAGCTTGTAATAAAGCAATAAATCCATTTTGATTTGTTACCTGTGTCCCCATTTCTATAGATCATATAATTGTATAAACGTAAATCATCATATAAACCTGGTACAACCACAGTACCATCTTTTCTTTGATATGTGTAATTTTCAAAAACAACATGCTCATAATTATCCATGAAAAAGTTAAATTGCTCTTCTGTTGTATTGAATGCACCCCAAAATGTATTATTCATTGCGTCAATTTCCAAACCCTTTAACAAATAAATTTTACTTTGTGGCGTAAATTGACTGTTTACGACTCCTATACTCATCTTAATCATCTCCTTTATAAATTTATATTATTAAAAAATAGTTGAAAGTTCAACTATTTATTTATCTTTGATATAATCATAAATTTCACGGGCTTTCGTCCCACGCGTTGGTTGGTTAGGGTCGGCTGGTCTTTCATAATTCGCTAAAAATTCAATCGCTAATGTATAAGGGTCGGCGGTTGATTTTGAAAAGCTTTCGAAACTTTCGGGATAGGCTGATGTTGCTATCCATTGCGCTCCGTTTTCCATCTCCCATTGAATTCTTTCACACTCGCCTACACCGAATTTTGATACATCAGGATAATATCCTTTTTCTTTTAGCCAGTCAATAATTTTTGTCCAAGGAGTCCACTGAACAAGTCCATAACCTCTAGACTCTACAGGTTGTGCAAAAGGTATATCACTTTCCCAGCGGTTCGGGTTAACAGTCGATTCAAAATAGGCATTTCCTAGCATACCAGCAACCGCGTTTGCGGTCCAGCCTTTCGCTTTAAAGAATTGCCAAAACGAAACCCAATTTTGTTTAGACTCATCTTCTGTAAGTGGTCTAGTGTTATTAATATCACCTGGTATGATCCACTTTGCTGTTGGTGTTGGCGGTTCGGGTTTAATTTCTTCTTTTGTTTTATAAAACCCCAAATCAATTCCTAAACCATCTAAAATAAAATAATGTTTAATATATTTGTAACTTGGTTCGGGTGGTGTTGGTGGTGTTGGTGGCTCTCCGCCTTCGAAAGTTTTCCAATCATGTCCATACCCGTTAACTATATTTGTATCATTTACATAAAATACTTGTGTTGGTAATACTGATCCACTTAACGCATAACATTGATTTCCATAATTACATGTTACACCATAATAGACTAAACCGGCATTCTGTGTAAATGTTTGGTCAATATGACAGTGGTCACCCGTTGCCATTCCCGCCGTACCTGTGTGATAAATTAAATCTCCTTGCGCGTATCTTGTTGCAGTTGGTGGGTTCGGGTCATGTGTAAAACTAACTGTAACATATGTTAACCCGTTAGGAGTCCAAACGGGATTATCCGAACTATAGGCGCGTGTATTACCTACACTATCACTATATGACAGATGACAAGAAAAAGGGGCGTATACTGGTACGCGTACTTGCCCGCTGATTGCATTATCAAATGGATGTCCACAGCAGTGTGATAAACTTTGTGGGCTTGACCATTGTGTTATGTTCACAGTCTCCATTGGAAAAAGACAAACCTCACTGCCATTATAAACTAGCTTTTGTCCTGGTTTCATAAGTTCAATTCCTCCTCTAATTCTACTAACTCTCTTAACTTATCTTTACATATATTGTATCGCTCATAATCCACATCTTTTAAGATGTGCATACATTGCATATAAAATTCAATATAGAAATAAACACTTAACCCTTCCGGTAAACTATATGGAATATCTTCCTGTTTTTTCATTTTATAAATACTTGATAATTCACATTTATTCATTATATTAACCTCTAATTTTAAAAAAGCTAGATTTTAAATCTAGCTATAATTTAATGCCGTATAAACTACCTTCCACATCACTAGCGGTGCAACGTGCAAGTATCTTATCCGGGTCCGTTTTTATTAACGAAATTGAAAATTTACGAGCATTGCCTTCGGTTATACTATCAGCAGAAATATAATCCGCTGACATAAATCCTATGCCTTTATAATTTGACTCAACAGGTAAATCATCAAACAAGCTAATTGGGTATATACAATTTCCAAGTATTTTACTTTTACCATAACCAGTGTCAGTAAAATAAAGGTTTAAAAGCAATATATCATATTTATTTTTAATCTCATTAACATCCATAAAGTTACTATCAACAGGCGCTGATGTACCGTTTGTATTGTAAGGTGTTAAATTTGAAATTAATTCAATTTTAATATCATTTTTCTCTAAAAGCTCATGTGTAACATTATTCGATTTTAAAGTATACATTTAAATACCTCCTTCACTTGCTACTGGTGTAGCACCTTTTTTAATGTTCATAATATCTTCTTTAACATTTGTAATATCTTCTTTAATATTATTAATCTGTGTTAAATTATTTTGAATGCTTGATTGCATTGTATTACACAATTCTTTTAAACTATTAATTTCAGTATTAATTGATACCAATTGACTATTAATATTTGATATTTTAGTTGCCTGTTCTTTCTGTTCATTGTCCAATTTCTCTAGAGTAGTGTTATATTTATCTTGTAATTGCTTGATTGCAATATCAATGCGTTCATCAACTAAACTAGGTAATTGATCTTTTACATATTGCATAGTGTTTTCTAAATTTTCCGCAATATTTTCATTCCACTGAATAACAACATCATTTACAGCTTGCACAGTCCACTCAATATAACCCTGTAATTGATTAATACATTGGTAAATATTCATACCTGTATTGAATGCACTTACATATTGTTGAGCGAGATTCTTACCACTTAATTTTAACTCGTCATATTTTGGTAAAATATTGTTTAATTTATTTTCATCAATTGCTCCCATATTACTTACCTCCATTATACCCAATTAATTCTTTTAGCTTTTCAGGTAGAATATCAGGGTTGATTTTAGAAATGTTTTCCACAATACTAACCACTTCTGTGATAATTGCATATGTGCAAATAACAGGTACTAGATCCACACCAAACGGAAGAGTTAAATAACTTTCAGCATAATTGATAGCGATACCTAATGTGTAACAAAAGATAAAACCAACCTTTTTAAACAGTCCATCTCTCAGTTTACTAGATTTAATTTGTTCACCATATCTAATTGCTCCAACAATTCCAGTTACTAAATCTAAACCATTAAAAACTAAAGCCACTAAAATAATTTTCATTTTAATCACCTCTTTCATTTTCTATCATAATAAAAAATAGTTGAATATTCAACTATTTTTAAACAAAAGAAAAAGAACTAAATTAATAGCTCTTTTTCTTTTCTGCAAATCCTATATAGATAGAAAGGAGGGGGTCATGTCCTACTCATGACACTGATATTATATTACAACTACACATTATAAACAACCTTAATATCACATGTAACATTGGAATTTGTGTCTTTAATTGTTACAGTTGCTAAGCCTTCAACTGTAATACCAGTTAAACCCTTAATCACAACATGTCTTAAATCATCTGTTAAAGTTGCACTTACAATATTACGAGCACTCGATGTAGCAGTTAAACTAATAGGAGCATTTAAACCATTAGTTTGTACTGTAAATGGCACTGTAACAGATTTATCTTTTTTAACATAAACAACTTTAGGGTTGGCGTAAATCGCTGTAACTTTTTCATCGACATCACCTGAAACAAACGCAATAGCATTTGCAAATCTAGACGTTGCAATACCTTCCCAGTGATGCAAGAAATAATTCCAGTATAAGCCTTTAGCGTTATAAGCAACGCCTACACTATATTTCTGATCAAATACTCTATAAATTTCACTGTCAACAACTAACGCTTCAATTGTTCCTTGTGTTGTACTAGGTAAAGTTGGTAATACTAACACGTGTGCTTTAAATTCTGCTAATTCTAATTGGAATGTCTGCGCTAACCAGTCAATGTTTAAATAACTATTTGATTTTCCGTTTAAAATAACGTAAATATCCTCATAGTCATTTTGCTTTGTAACTGCCATAGCATTATATTCATTAGTTGGCTCTGTTAAATAAGATACATATTCTGTAATTTTACGAGCTAACTCTTTAGCCGTGTCCGTATCAGTAACAGCACTTGTTTTAACGATTTTCATTAATCCATTTTCATAATGTGTAACTAAAGCAGATTTCATATAGTTATAATCATCTTTGTTGTCTCCATTGTACATAGAATCAACAATACGCGCGATCAAACTATTTACACCGTCCCAGCTGACAAAATACTTACGCATATCATCATCTGTAATTGTTGCTGGGTAATATGACTTACGGTTAACAACATAAAATGCTGTTTTAATATCCGGCAACTCACGTTTAAATAATGTGTTTTCCGCTTCGGCTTGATCGTAAGCATGCTCTTTTGCACACTCAACAAAATATTCTTCCATTGTATAACCTAAAGCCATATTTTCCATTTTAAATGGAGCTAACTTGTTTGTTAAAATATTTCGGTGTGCGATCACTCTACCAATTCGAGTTGCTAAATTCATGAACTCAACACCTAAGCTATCCGGATATTCTAATAATCCATTCATAAATTCTAATGATGAAACATCATTAGGATCTCCAATTGTTGACTGAAAATTTGGAGAAGATACTCTATACATTGCACTAGCGACTTCCTGACCTGTTGGTTGTGTTTCCAGTCCTAAATCTTCTTGAATCGCTTTTGCAACGTCTTTCCCTGTTGTTCTTGGCATATATAATCACCTCTTTCGTTTTAAATGCCTAATTTTCTTAAATCCATTGAGTTTTTATGTTTCGGTTTTTCATCTCCGGAACTTTCAACTCCAATTTGCATAAATAATTTACTGTTAGCCTCTGTCAAAGAATTATTCTTTTCAACTAATTTTGTGTTTTCAGCTTTTAAATCGTCTAATTCTTTAAAGTTTTTTTCGACTTCTGATCGCATATCATTTAACATAGTTGAGCGTTCCGCTTGATCTTCAACTGTTAACACTTCCGCAAATTTGTTTCTCAATTCATCACGTTCCATTTTTTACACATCCCTTCTATTTATAAATATATGATATTAATAATGTAAAGTCAATAAAAAATAAAACCCTCTTTTACGAGGGTTTCATCAATATAGGTTGTAAAGTTTAAAGTGTTACCAGCTAGATTACTATTCCTAACTATGTTGTTAGCACGTTTCACCGCGAGTAAGCCTAACATACATGTCTGATTTCCGTTCTTTATTCCTTACGTAATAATATTAGCATGTTATTTTATTTTTTCAAATCTTCTTTAATTTTATTTTTAACATATTTACTAAATTTTTTGGATTTCAATAAATCTTCAATATAATCAACTATTTCAATTTCCTCTTTATTTACACAAACACAATACTTGTTTACATGATCTCGATACCATTTATTTCTATTCTGTCTCGATTTTTCGCTCATCATTTTCATCACCTTCTTTACACCATGACAATGGTTTACCTAATATATATGTGTGAACAAATTCGCTTGATTCATGGTTTACAATGCTCCAACCGTCTTTTAAATATTCATTTAATGCGTCTATGTCTTTTCGGTATGCGCTATAATCATAGTCTTTAATACTTCTTACGATCACAACTTTATTTTTCAACGGTGGACTTCCGAACATGATCTCATTGAACTCCTTCAATCTTTTATCACACTCCTCAAAAATTCCACCATTTTCATAAGTTAACAACTTATATTGCAATTCATCAATATCTTTTCGTAAGGTTTTATTTTCATTTCGTAAATGAGTATAACTATAATCCATAATTAAACCAACGAAAACAACAACAACTATATTTAATAACAAAGTAATCATTTCTTTTCACTCCTTACCATTTCAATAAAAAATATTAACATTCCAATCGCATACACAACAAATAAAATTACTATTATAATTAATAATAAATCCATAATATCACTCCTTTATAATCCATATAAATATTAGTATCATTCCTATTGCGTATACAGCAAATAAAAATGTTACGCTTAAACAACATAATGCCATAATTAAATATTTTATCATAACACTTAAAACACTTATCACCTTATCAACCTCCTTACCTACTTTTAATGCTGAATTGTCTATCAACTAATACAATGCCACCTGGTACATGTGTTTTTTTCAAACAGTCATTAATAACATTGCCGACTCTAAAGTTATCGTATGTTACATTCTGTTTCGCCTTCTCTGTCATGCCTGCGCATTTCACGTTCAAGTAATAACAGACCCCACCACGAATATAATAAAGATTATCCTTACAATCATTTTCATCAATGTATTCTCGCTGATGTTCCACATAATCTTTATAACTAATTTCAATTTCTTCAATATAAGACTTAGCCCCAATAAAATAAGAACGGTTAAATATAGATTCTAGACCCCAAAATCCTAACTCTTTATCATCAATAATATCTTTTATATCGTACGGTACTTGTGTGCCTACTAAATGTATTGAATCCGTATCAATATAAGCAACTCTATGTATTCCTACATTTTGAGCTGTAGTAATTGTATATTTACGTGCATAGGCGGTTACAAACTCGCCATACGGTAGATAAATAGGATCGCGAAATTGTTCGTCAATAACCTCTTTCACTTCTCCATCTTCAAACGTTGTATACATAGGATCGTGTAACCTTAACACTCCATCATCTTTATCAATAAAAGGAATTTTAGGCGTGACATTCGGATTCGTTGCAAATTTTCCATACACCGAATTTAATTGTCTTTTTGCAATAAACCTTTGCGCACCTTTTGAATTTTTCTTGACTTCCATTTGTTCATCAATAAACTGCCTGGCAATACCAACACAACCTTTGAATTTATACCCGTTTATAAATTCAACGTCGTAAACGTCGTATTGTTCATTAAACAACTCCCAATCCACACTCGTTACAGTCATTCGTACAATATCACCATTTGAGCTTTCAACATATTTTTTACTTCCGAAAAATCGAGAAAACTTATCTAATGATATACATGGTATATGATCCTTTTTTATATCAAAAGCAAAACTAATAACACCAACCCATAGAGGATATTCATCATCCTGTTGATATTCACCATCAAAATAAACGGGAGTTTCATAAGGTAATAATTCATAATACATACGAGATGGAAAAAGAGAGTTGACATCAAAAACTATGCCTTGCCCTATTTCTTTTTCTTTAAGATCAGGGTTCGCCCACACGAACCCACCACTATATGCTGGACGTAAATCCCTATCAACATTCATTTCTAACGGTGGAAAAATTTTCTCAAATGCCATAGGCAAACTTTTCTTAAAAGTCTCAAAACTACAGCTAGTGGCTGTCATTTTGTTAAATCCTAATTTAAAGCATTCATTCAATGCCATGCCTTCAATATCAATGTCATTAAATAAATAATCCACTTCATGCTGTGTTAGCTCGTGTCCGACATCACGTTTTTCCTTATAATCTAACTTTAATTTTCGTATTGGTAAATTAAAGTCATGTGCGATCTTCTCAATACTAAATGGGATTAATTTAAAGCTATCCCATATTGTAGTTTTTGTTGACCGATAAATTGAATATTTCCACCATATTTCAATAGAATACCACAAACCAGTATTAGAGATTATTGTTTTAAAACACCCTGTTTTAGGTTTGTCCGAATACTCATATCCATTACTTAATAACCAGCTAACAATAAATTCACCATCAAAAGCTAGATTGTGAAAATATAATTTACGTGTTTTCTGTTTACACCATTCAATGAAACCGTCAATACTATTTCCATATTCTTTTACACTTGAATCACTAACAAAACTTGCACCCCATGCCCAAACTCTACAGTCTAAAGGGTCGGTTGTAGTTTCAAAATCACAAGCCCATATTTCTTTAGGCTCTTTTTTCTTTGACATACTACAACCCCCTTTACATTATTCTTTGTATGTAACAATACCATCTTTGACATAAGCGCGGCCGGTAAACACCGCCAAACTGTCTCTTACATCCGCCATATCTGCTCTTATAGCTTTACTTAACTGCTCGTTAACAAATTTTTGATTCTCTGTGTACTCACGTGTTAAATCCAAATATTTAAATGTATCAATTGCCTTTCGTTCTTGATATATCCATTTAAGCAATTCATTATCCGATAATGATTCCATATCTTTTAAAATTTCTTGCCCTTCTTCTTCTGTTATATTACGCCCTCTTATTTGTTTACCAATAGCAGTTTTATAATTTTCTCGAAATGTAGTGATTTTTTTATTTTTCTTTTTCGTATTTTCTCTTAAACTTTCAATTCGATTATCTAACTGTTTAGGATATCTATACGATTGAATGTTAACATGATGGACCGGTTCAAAAAATCCGCCTCTATCATCTTTTAATACTGATAAAGCCTGTCTAACAGAAACACCCGTTGAAATACCGCCTTTTGTTTCCTTGAGTTTATTTAAACCTACAGTACGTATTAATTTCTTATTCTGTTTATTCTGTTTATCTATTAATTTATTCGCTTTTTCAATATCGTTACGATTAAAAACAACACCATATTGATTTTTAAGATAACGATTTTCTTTGTTGAATTTTTCAATTGATTTTAAATATTTGTTAAATTCTTTGCGATCATTAAAATCTTTTATGGTACGAATATCATTAAATACAACATCCTGTCCCATGTTTTGGGCTTTTGTTGCTGTTCTTTTAGCACTTGCTATTGCGTTACGTAACCGTTTAACGTCTCTTGTTGACTTTCTCATTTTAGCCATTTTAAACACCCCCATTTTAAGTCAAAAATAAAAGGGTGTTTGGCTAACACCCTTAATTAATTAGGCTATTTAACAGCCATGCTTAAATATTTATTTGAGCTTGAGTTTGATTTTTTCTGAATGATTGTCACACATACAGGTTCTTTCGTCCAATCATAATTGAACACTTGCTTTAACTGCTTTAAGCTTTGCAAGAAAGGTTTACTGTTTGTAGCATATGCCTTACCTTCTTTATCAATCACAGTAATTAATTTTGAGCAAATGATCTCACCTGTTTGTTCATTTTCTTTTTCAACATCCTGTACAATGTAACCTGTTAACCATAAATCTTTACCAACTTGATCACTTAAACCTTCCGCATTATTTACCGCGTTGAATAAATTAACACGTTGTTCATGTGTCATGTCCTCAGTTACAACCAACCCTGTATTTTCCATTGCTACTACTTCATTTTTTACATTTTCCATTTTAATTTTCTCCTTATAATTTTAACATTGCTTTTTTAATTAAATTATTTTCAGTTGTTTAATTTTTGGCTTAAGCATAACACCATATTTACAACCTATACGCTTTTTAGTGAAGTCATAACACTTATTATTTTACATTTCGCACCTCCATTAGTTCATCTATTTGCATATTTATTAGCACAAACCACATAACTAGCATCACAATTAACATTATGATGAAAATTATGTATCTGTTTGATACTTTGTAATACTTAAAGTTTCCTTTACAGTGCTGGTATATTTGGTATACAGATAATAACACCCAAATTATAAAACTTACAAGGATTAAATTACTAATCATAATTATATCCTCGTCTTTCATTTTCTTGAATCATATCATTAAATGAGACAACACCAAGGAAAACCTTCCTTTTAAACATTGTTAAAGCCTCATATTTAAATGAATACGACGCTATAATACTTTTAGAGTTTAGTTTACAAATATCCATTCGTATTAAATGACGTCTTTGGTACACCAAGTGAAACGCTAACTTATAATTACATAAATACGTTTCAACAACATCAACAATCTTATCAATATTATCCATAGTTAGATCACTCGGATAATGTCCATGTTTATAAATTCGAGACATACTTATTACCTCACTTCTTTATAATAAAATCTGAAAGACTAATATAGTCTTTATTCTCATTAAAACAAATATGCAATAACATATCGCATAATTTATTATATGTACCTTTTTTAGATCCACCATAAACTGCAAAATTGTTAATTCTACCACACCAAAAATATACAGTAGTTCCATGCTCAACAACTTCAACCCTATTTATTATCTGTTTCCCGCCACTTCTTTTTGACTTAAAGTTAGCATTATTAAATCTCTCCTTAACCATGTTAGCCTTCCATAATAAATCCTTTTTTGTAACTGTTCCATAAATTGTTTGTTCAATGTGTATCATTTTATTTACCCTCTTTTCTTTACACTCATATTATAACACAAGTATTCTAGAATACAAGTGTTTTTGTAATTTCACATAATCCACTACGGAGCCTT